ATAAACCCCTTTTGCCACAACCTCATGGTGGACTCTGAAAAATAAATAGACATCTCTTTACTTAGTTTTGGATCAATACTTTTTAGTATATCCGTTGGCCTATATAATGCTTCTCCAGATTCAGAATCTACACCAACAAATTCTAGACCACCTTTTGCAATTAGGTCATCTATAATTTCGTCTGGATCTTTCACTTGCCAGACTTCTTTCTAGCCTTAGCAAGTGCATCAAAATCCTTGACCTTGGTATCTCCTAGGTATCCCCAGGCATAGCCATCATTGATCATCATGTCATTTAACGATACAGTGTTATCATCAACATATATCCAACCAAGAATTCGACCATACTTTTCAGACGAGTCCATCTTCTCAGTTTTAATTACAACAGACTTAGCATCCTTTAAAGACTTCTTAAGATATTCCTTGGCTTCAAGACCTAAAGCCTTTTCTTTAAGGTCTTTTGTGCGAGACTCAGGTGTATCAATCCCAGCCAATCTAACACGAGATGCAAATAGGATATCAAACCCTAAATCAATAAGAACATCGATGGTATCTCCATCTACAACATTCTCTACTTTTCTTACATAGTATTGGTACATTATTTTCTCCCCCATTGTATATAATTCCATCCACGCTCATGTGCGTAGTATAGAATAAAGTTAACAGTATTTGTCAATACCGTGACTTGTAGCGCCTCAATCTCTTCACCAGTAATCCAATAAGCAGACACAAAAGTTGTAACTAATGCAACTACTCTCCAAGTTAAAGACTTGATTAATGATCTTGACTTAGAAACTATCATGGCAGTAGGTCTGGTGCCTTTGAGGTAATGATTTCAGCACGAGTTCCGTGCCAATAAATTTTTCCATCGCAGGCCATATTCATTTTTTGATCATCATCTACAACGCTTGCTTCTCCATAGATATAGCCTCGTATCTCAATATGACTAGCAAGCATTTCTTCACCATCAGCAATAATTCTCCACTTCAAAGGTCCGCCATTATTTTTTGTATTGTATCTTACCTGAAAGTGTTGTGTTGGTTTAAAAAACCATTGCTTAAACTTGTCTATCATATGCCCATTTCCTTACGCTTTTGCGTAGCAGAAATAGCATGAATATCTGCCCCTAAGTCTACTTGCTCAATCTTATAGCCTACATCACGACCATATACAATGTTGGTAATGTTAGGTAATCTTAATACTAATGCTCCGTCCATAAATTCATCCTCGGCAATGTACTCTTTTACCTGATCAAACTTAAGAGGATCTTTTTCGCTTGTATTGTATGTGTTACGGACTCCTAGTAGGACTTGCTCTGTTCTCTTGCCTGCTTCTTTATAAAGGGCGTGATGTCCTTCATGCCAAGGCTGGTATCTTCCAAGCATCAATGTTGTTGGTGCAGACCAATCATGAAGTTTAAACTTTTGAATAATATGCGATGCCTTTGCATCAGCGTTTAAATTATGACTGATGAATGCTACATCGAAATTTGTTGGTCTTTCAAACATCTTGTTTGTATCTTCAAAACGACCTTCGGCAAGCGTATCCATAAATACAAGGATATCTGGTTTGCCAAATGCTGCACGAGTTAAGTCCGTAGGACATATAAAGTCAACAACAACTGGAGCAACGCCCTGCTTTGCAATAAGGCGAGCCATTTCCCCCATGCGACGAGCCTGCTCAATTCTATCTTCTGGTGCAAACCCTAAATCTGAATTGACTGTTGCACGAACTTCATCAGCATTAAGATGAATAGCATTTATACGCTCTTTTAATGCCTTCGCTAATTCTGTTTTACCAGAACCTGGAAGACCTATAATCTGAATAATCATTAGTAGGAATCGCCTTTTGCCCTATTCTCAATAAGTTTTTCTCTTTCATCAAGGACTGTCAAAGCAAAAGACATCATCTTTTTGTATCCTTCTGGATTGTCCATAATCTTATTGTAGTGGTGTCCACAGAACATAAGGTCTCCGCTAATGCCAGTAACCTTAACTAGGGCTTCTGCACTACACCTGTCACATCGATCCAGAGGGGATAGTTGCCATTCTTGCTTGACTTCATCTTTAATCATTGTAAACATTATACTACCGCTTTCTGTTATCAGTGGAATAAAATCCACTACCGTTGAATACTGCTCCTACATTAGAGTATACACGAACTAAGGGCTTATTGCAAGTATCACATTTATATCCTGGATCTTCATCCTTTATAGATCTTTCTTTTGTATACCTCTGTGAGCAAGGCATACAGTCATATTCGTACAGTGCCATTTTACCTATCCTTTAACCATGTTGCTATTACGTATTTTGTTCCACTTTTTACTGGGTGAGCAATATGTGCGTATGCATAATTTGATGGGAACAATACCAATGTCCCTGCTTTTGGCTTTATCTTTATGTCAAAGTTTGGGAACTCTAGTTCTCCACCCTCATAATCATCGTTAAGATAAATTAATACAGACACTGCTCTAGAAGATTCTGTTCCTCCATCATAGTGTAAATTATACTTCTCATTAGCCCTATACCGAAGAAGTCCGTACGACTCTGCAGTTTTTATTTCTTCATTTATTTTAAAAATTTTTCTGTATTCAGAAATTGCAGAGCCTACGACTTTATCACAAGAGTCATAAATTTCTTTTGCAGTTTGGCTAACAACAGAAGCCTTGCCCAAAGACAGTCCATAACTTGTTCTTACTGACTGCCGTAATGGATCTCCAGTTTCATAGTCCTCATCTGTTTGAGAAGGACGAAATTTTACATCTATTGATTGATCTGAGTCAATAGATAAGGCATCTTCAATTGTTTTCTTATAGTCTTGCCATGCATCTTCATACACAGCGATAGTGCCTCCATAAATATATGTAGGACTAATTGACAATAAGTTAACACTCACTACTACTTCTTCTTTTTCTTTTCTTTTACATACCAAACTGGAAGTTTTAGTTCGTCTCCAGACCATTCATAACCTAGAGCCTTTACTACAAACTTAATAATATTAATTCTCATTACTTTACCTTCTTACCAAATCTAGCCCATAGTCTTTCATGAAGATAAAAGAAAGTCATTTCTAGTGTTAGATATGAAAGTCCATATAGACCAACATACTCCCACTCTGCTTCTCCAGTATAATACTTTAGTACCAAATAAATTATTCCAGACACAAAAGTAAAATGTACAAATGGCCAACTTATAGTCTTTAGTAATGACTTTCTTTTTGACTCCATTATAGTGCTACCTGAGCCTTTCCTCCGCCACCAGATGATTTCTTTGCAGCAGGCTTTGCAGCCTTCTTTGGTGCTGGTGTTGATGTTGTTGCAGATGCTACCACCTTGTTTAGTAGTGGAGCATTTTCTTCACCAGTATAAACTGGACGACCCCAACCAACTACAGCGTTAACTAACTTCTTCTTGTTATTCTTTACATAACCACGAGTCTTTTCTACACACATTCCGCCATTGCGCTGATCTCCCTTGGCAGTTCCTGAAGTGTTTCCTTCAATAACTTGGATAGTTCCATCACCATTGTTCTTAATGCAAAGACCAACATGTGAAATACGATTTACACCATCTTCTGGGAAATCAAAATAGATCCAGTCTCCTGCTTGTGGATCATCGTTGCGAGCATCTGACCAACGCTCAGCCTTCTTAAACCAATCTGCTGCTGCTACTGTTGATGCAGACTTAGGGAATGACTTAACTCCCGCTGTAAATGCACACCACGAAACGAATGACTGGCACCATGGCTGGAAGTTTACCTTAATCCATGCACCGTACTTTGTTTCGTTATCTTTAGGGCCTTCAATTGTGCCCACTTCTTTCTTTGCAATCTCAATGATTGCTTCTAGACTACCTTTTGCTGCCATGCTATTCCTCCTTGTAGGTATGACAATACAATTATATCACGCTGCCCCACCTGGCCTCGATCCAGGGACATCCGAATTAACAGTTCGGCACTCTACCAACTGAGTTATAGGGCAATGCAGGCAGTTTTAGTCATACCCAGGACTTTGTTTTACTTAGATGAGTAAGGGTAAGACACTCCAGATATGTTAATCTTTACTAAAGAATTAATGTAGTCTGTAAAAGTTCTACCTGTGTTCTTATTAATATAAGAAGATGCTGAAACAACAGTGGCTGCAGAAGATCCTGAAATATCTGTTACAGAACCATTGTACTTGGTAACTGTTACTTTGCCAAGTGCAACCATGTCAAGACCAGGGCCTCTGTTTGTTGCCTTTTCAAGTTGTGTAGGAGAACCCATTGCTCCAACACCAATAACATCAGTGATGCATGCTGGGAATCCAACAAGGTTGCTTAGTCCATCATTGCCTGTAGCAGCAAATGTTGGAACATTAATGTTCTTTAGTTGTGCTACGGCAGTTGCTGTTCGTGCATCAGAGCATGCTGGGTGAAGGACTCTATCTCTTGTCTTAAGGTCAGTAGAGACTCCAGACTGGCTAATTGAAAGTGCATCAATACTATACTTTGAAGCATTCTTTGATACCCAGTCTATTGCTGCAATAAGTGCATTTGGGTCTCCTCTATGGTTTCCAAGACTTGTAACATCTGCAAAGCGAACAAATACAATCTTAACATCTGGGTTAGTTACAAGTGCAGCCTTTACCATAGAATCACCATGGTATGTTCCGTTATTGATTGATGCTGGCCATGGCGCAGCAGCAGCACCAGGTCCTTCCATAAACAACTCACCATTAGGGCAAGACATGTTCTGAGTAGGAATTGATGACTTTACAGTTGTAAAGCAAACTTCATGAATAATTGATGGAAAATTCTTTGCATTAATTGCGGTATCAATAATTGCCAATACCTTTTGATCTTGTGCCTGAGATGGCTGCATTGCTGTAAATGCAATTGCAATTGATAGTATTGCTAGTAGTGTTTTCTTCATTATGTTCTCCTTGTTTTTTATTGTTTGATTTTTAAAACTAATTGGCATGGGTCTCCACCATCTTCCCACTCTTGTTGCTCTTCTTCTGTCATGTAAGGATCTCCTTCATGAGTGTTGCAGAATGGTTCTGTTATCCATCCACGCTGAATTCCATTGTCAAGCCAGATTTCAAACTCGTCAAAGTCTGACTCTATATTCTGAATGTCCTTTAGGATCTCTTCAAATTCTTCGTTCATATTATAAGTATATCCGATAGCCTTTAGTCTGTCAACTTATCAATGTAATTTAAATTAATAACACATCTAATGTTGGAGTCTGTTTGCGAGACACCCGAATGCTGTATGTTTGAATCAAAGACAACAAGCCTGTTTTCTACGCTATCAATTTTTGATCCGTCTTCAAAAATTGTGTACCCATTATTATTATTTAGATAGAATATTGCTGTTGTATTGTTAAAGTCAGTGTCTGAATGAAATCCTCCTACTATAGGTGTGGAAGTTCTTGTTCCAAGATTTACCTTTACTCTATATATATATGAAGGACTTATTTTTTTAATTAATGGATCTAGCAAAT